CAACTAAAGACACATTTTGCGACCCATCGAATGCAACAGAACCAGATACGTCGCCAGCAAGAGATATTGCGCGGGCTGTTTGTAATGATTGAGCAGTTAGAATGAAATCGTTTTCCCACTCTGTTCCGTTGTAAACAAGAGTCTGACCATATAGCGGGTCATCAATTAGAACATCAGAAAGTTCATAAAGTTCCTGAACTCCGCCCTGTGCGTCTGTGAGTTGAATCCAAGCATTCGAATAGTAAATAAATAATTCAAGCTCCAATGAGCTATACCACAAGTCTCCGATTTCTGGATTTAACGGTGGAGAATCATCAACTGTTACTGTTGCTCCGCCACTAACTTCAAGCCATTCATTATTTGAACGGAAGTAAAAGACATGGTTGGTCGTATCGATTGCTATTGCGCCGTTTGGGAGCGCAGCATTTGGGACGCCATTAGTGGTAAGTGTGATTAAACCAGCGCTTGCGGTAAGTGAATCGTATGTGGTTAGAGAATTTGCACTGGACCTAAAAAGTACAGTATCTCCAGAGTTTGTACCATCGGACCAAGTTATTCGTCCGCCTGCATCAATGCGAAGTCTTGGCTGAGTGTCACCGCTTACGCGCGACGAAATTGCTTCATCACCTGGGTTAGCAAACTCTATCCCGCGTAACGGGGTGCCTATAAATTTCGTCATGAATACAGCCTCAACTGTTTTCTAAATCGTTCGCACCCCTCAAGGCACTATGGTTAACCTGTTACAACAACCCTATATGCTCCAGAACCTGGGGCGGTAGCAAAGCTAATAGTCACAGCATCGACGGTTGTTCTTTCGACATCACAAATAACAGATGCGTAAGGACTTGCTGTTTCGTATATTTCAACTTGCACATCTCTAGTATTAAAAGCGTGAGTGACTGTAAATGTTGCAGCAGATGCATCACCAATTGTTAGCGCAACTTTTCTTGACAGAACAGGAACAGAAACACCTGCACCCTGAGTTCCGCCTGCGGCAAGGTTCGTCCTAGCATTGGCCTCGGTAGTTGCGTTGGTTCCACCGTTAGCTATTGCAATAGTGGTTGCATTCCATGTACCGGTAGTTACTGTTCCAAGAGTCGTGATGGTTGATTGACCAACATAAGTTGAAGCAATATCAATACTGTTTGCGTTTACGGTTATTCTGTCTGCAGTCCCAACAGCATCAATCGTGTTTCCTGATTTTGTTAAACCAGCACCAGCCGTAATTTGACCGGCTCCAGAGAACTGTGCAAAAGTTAATGCTGTTGTTCCAAGGGTGATTGTGTCATTTGTTGAGAGGACCCAACCACTATCAGCGTTTGTTGAACCTTCTGCAACAAAGGTGAACATTCCGCTTGTGACTTCAGTAGAAGTATCAGCATCGGTTGAACGTGATGCAGCGCCAGTAGCAACTACAACATAGATACCGTTTTCTGCACCAGAAAGTTGGTCCTTAACAAGAACCCTGTCTCCGGTTGCAAGGGTTACACCATCTATTGCGTCACCATTTTGAAGGTCTGAAGAAATATTAATTGCCGCTGTTGTTGCAACTCTTACGGAATCCTTGACATCCAAGCCAGAACGAGCAGCGTCTACATAGCCCTTGGTGGCAGCATGTGAAGATTCTGTTGGGGTAGCAACCGAAATGTTGCCGTTTGCGTCTCTTTTTACAAGAGTTGAGCCAGTTGCGGAACTAGTTGAGTTAGCAAGGTCTGTATAGTGCGCGGCGGTAAGCAAACCAACAGAAGATGCTGTTGCAAGATTTAAGGTGAGGGTAACTGTTCCGTTTAGCTCGCCGATTGTTATTGCAGCAGTATTATCTCCACCAGAGGTGATGGTGTGAGGCATTGAGCGCCATGCGCCATTTGCGTAAACCTTAATTGTGTCCGTTGTGGTGTTGTAGATGAGGCGACCCTCGAACAGATTCGAGCCTGGGTCGGACGAAACAGACTCAAACCGGGCATTAAGAATCTGGTTATTTACCAGGTCTATATTTGTTAGAAACTTTTGAGCCATTAGTCCTGCCTTATGTCAAGTAGGCAAATCCGGAAAAAGGTGCCGAGAATAACACCTTCAGCTGCGAATTGCTTATATATACTACCTCACCAAAGACACAGGTATCTGAAGTATCCACGACAGTCACCTGTGGTTTGCCTCCAAGAGAATGAGTTACGGTCCATTCATTTGATACTGAGGCCTGAGTGTGGATGTGTCTTCTTGTGTTTGCACCAGCCGTACCAGTTTGTATCAAGACCCTATTCGGTATATCTTGGTCAATTATTACCCTGTTCGGGATATCGCTCATCTTGTCACCTCAGGAACAACGATAAATTTTCCTTCTACCAATCGCGACACTTCTCCGCCCTGATTGACAAGTTCCAGGTCATACACGCCGCTTGTGTCAACACTTGCGGTTACCTCCGATGGGAGATAAATTCTTATGATGTTTGATTGGTCCTGGAATGTAACGTCCAGTGAACCGTTTTCCGTAGTTAGTTCGAATAGCTTCGATGTGCTTTCAAGTGTTCTTCTAACCTGCATTCTTGCTGTATAGCCGGTTAGGTCCATTATTTCAAAGGTCTCGCCAGTTGGGTCGTTTTCTAGGTCTGGTTGCAAAACAGCCAAGGTGCGTATAAACGTTGTCCCTTGTTCGCATGTTATGTCGTATTTACCAGCCCTCATGGCGCGCTCTCCTAATCAAACACATAAAGATTGTAGATTAGTAACCACTGCTCAGAAGAGCAGTTTGGCTTAAAGTACGGAAACTGAGTCCTTATTTGAGCCGACCTTCTTGAGGCCCATGCTCATAGCAATTGAAGCCGCAACAGCAGTTACGCCAATTTTTAGATTTGCTGAATCGGTGAGTGCGTCAAAGTCTGAACCAGCAGCAACCCAAGCACCAAGAAATGCGGTGACGAATGTCTTTACTGCTTGCTCAACTGCCTGCTTGATAAATGATGCGTTCATTTTGTCTCCTGTTTTTAATCGATTAAGTAGAAGCATGAACATTTTATCACAATAAGTTTTTACAAAAACACTTGAAAGCCAACTGCAGTAAAACAATATAAGATTTTTGTGAATTATGAAGAAGCAACACAAACCAACAATTGGCTTCATGACTCATGACTGGGCATGGGGGACAGAGCCACTTGAGCCAAATGGATGCTGCTACTACAGATGCACCCTTCCATCCAATGAACTGAACAAGCGTGGGTGGTTTACTGCCGTCGGATTCCCTGGTTACGGCACAGATAAAGGATTTGGGATGTTGATGTCAGACGGTAGGTCTGTTCATGGTTGGGACATAATTGTTTTTAAACTACTCATGCAACGAGAAGTGTTGGAAAAAATGCCACTCGCTCAAGCAATGGGACAAAAATTGGTAGTTGATGTCGATGACTGGTTTGACGGTCTCGCTGAGACAAATAAAGCATTTCAAGCGACAGACCCAAAAAAGAATCCAGACAACAACAGAGAGATTTACGCACAAATAATAATGCAGGCGGATGCCGTTATTACGTCAACGCCATTTCTATTTGATTACTACGCAAAAAAACGCGATAACGTTTTTATGGTAAGAAACGGAATTGATTCAGACAGGTACAACAAGCGCTCAGTTAGATATCCTAAAAAATCAAATATTGGATGGGTTGGTGCTACTCACTGGCGTTCCAACGACTTAGAACAGCTCTCTGGTTTCATGGATGATTACTTAAAATCACGAAATACAACGTTCCATCATTCTGGACACGCACCATCTGCGCCATCAGTACACGACTTACTAAAGATTGATAAAAAAAGATTTACACATTCATCAATGGCACCAATATCGTTATACCCACGCCTTTTTTCTCATATGGATATAGGAACAATTCCACTAAACAACATACAGTTCAATCACGCAAAATCATTCATAAAAGGACTTGAATACGCTGCCGCAGGGGTCCCATTTATAACCTCATATTCTCCCGAGTACGAATTCCTGGTCAATCAAGGAATTGGACGAATGGCAAAAACTGATGAGGAATGGGTTTACCACCTAGACGAATTAATGAATCATCAAATGCGCATTGATGAGATGAATGAAAACAGAGAATTGTTAAAAAAATTTGACATGAACGCCAGAGGGGATGACTGGGATGCAACAATGCGCGTCATCTTGGAAAAAATTTAGGTGATTCATGAAAGACATTTCTTTTACATTT